CTTGGTTCAAGGACAAGAGCCTTGAAGACATGGGTCGTAAGTACTGGAAGAAACGTTCATACCTGTTCCAAGGTTTTGTGCGTGAGAATCCCATCTCCGAAGACAAAACTCCGGACAATCCCATCCGTAAGTTCATCATTGGACCTCAGCTGTTTACTCTAATCAAGGGTGCGTTGATGGATCCTGAGTTGGAAGAATTGCCAACTGACTTGATGCGTGGCTTGGACTTCCGTATCACCAAAACACAAAAGGGTGGTTTTGCTGACTACAACAGTTCCAAGTGGGCTAGAAAAGAATCAGCACTCACAGAAGCTGAACAGGCTGCAATTGAAACTCACGGCTTGTATGACTTGAGCACATTCCTGCCCAAGCGTCCCGGCGATGTTGAGTTGAAGGTCATCAAAGAGATGTTTGAAGCATCAGTAGATGGACAACCATACGACACTGAGCGTTGGGGTCAATACTTCCGCCCAGCTGGCGTGGCTGCACCTGGTGGTGCCGCAGCCGGTGATGCAGAAGACACACCAGCACCTGCTGCCAAGCCAGTACTCAAAGTTGCTACTCCAGCAGCGGCTGTTGCCGAAGATGCATTTGATGAAGAACCAGCACCTGCTGCCGCGCCAGTCACAGCAGCCAAACCTAGTGGTAATGCCCAAGACATCTTGGCCATGATCCGCGCTCGTCAAAACAAGCAATAAGCCAGGAATGAAACTGGTTTTTAATCAAACTGGTGACACATTGCTAATCGATCCATGTAAAAACAAAATTGTTCAAACATGGATCGATTCAGTAACCACGGATGCTAGTTTGTTCACTGCAACGATGTATTATGCAAAGATTCATCAAGTACTGGACAATCTACTATCTGCGTTGGATATCATTAACCAATTTTTAGACCGTGTTAAAATTGTAAAGTTTACAGTACAAAAGTCAATAGATCAGTCATACTTTAATTTGTTACATAAACAATGGGTTTCAAAAATTTCCGAACATCCTAATTTAGGAAATTTGTGCAGTCATAACGGCATTGATTATAATTTGATCAATGACCTGATTCATCAAGTTGAAATTTATTTTAAATATGTTCGACTAGAGTCCAAAACGTACAAAACTTTTGTGCCTAGCAGACACGATGTTGAAGAGATGCTGACACTAGACAAGTACCAAATAAGCATACACTATGATAATTTAGGACGTGATACTTATAATCAATGGTGTGTTGGCAGTGAGCCAGATAGTGAAACAAATAATTTTAATATTGTAACCACACGAGCGGTTGACATTTTGTTAGAAAAATTTTATACTGTTACACCACCACCTGAATATCAAACATGGTGTCAACAGCGTAAGTTGCCTGCACTGGGTAATAGTTTGCCAATTGGCAATTTTCACAACTACTATGATAATGTGTTAGATCTTAAAAATATCTGGTTAAGAAATTTAGAAGTTAAACAAACAGTAAGCATACTAAAGGAATAAACATGGGAAAACCATTTGACGTAAGCAAGTTCCGCAAGGAAATCACTAAGAGCATTGATGGTCTTAGTATTGGATTTAACGATCCTACAGACTGGATATCTACAGGCAACTATGCCTTGAACTACCTGATCTCAGGAGACTTTAACCGTGGCATTCCACTAGGCAAGGTCACTGTGTTTGCTGGCGACTCGGGTGCAGGTAAAAGTTATATCTGTTCAGGTAACATTGTGAAGAACGCACAAGAGCAAGGCATCTTTGTGGTGCTAATTGACAGTGAAAATGCTCTTGATGAAGATTGGCTCAAAGCACTCGGAGTTGACACAAGCGATAGTAAACTACTCAAGCTGAGTATGGCCATGATTGATGATGTGGCTAAAACTATCTCCACATTCATGAGTGACTACAAGGCCTTGCCTGATGGTGAGCGTCCCAAGGTCATGTTTGTGATTGACTCATTGGGTATGTTGCTAACGCCCACTGATGTGAACCAGTTTGATGCAGGCGAAATGAAGGGTGATCTAGGACGTAAACCCAAAGCTCTCACCGCCTTGGTGCGCAACTGTGTGAACATGTTTGGTTCATACAATGTGGGTTTGGTTTGTACCAATCACACATACGCAAGCCAGGATATGTTTGACCCAGACGACAAAATTAGTGGCGGTCAAGGTTTCATTTACGCCAGCTCAATTGTTGTGGCCATGAAGAAAATGAAACTGAAAGAGGATGAGGACGGCAACAAGATTACTGATGTCATGGGCATCCGTGCTGGTTGCAAAGTAATGAAAACACGCTATGCCAAACCATTCGAAGGCGTGCAAGTCAAGATTCCTTACACAACAGGTATGAGTCCTTACTCAGGATTAACTGATTTGATTGAGAAAAAAGGACTGCTCAAGAAAGAAGGCAACAGTCTAGTGTTTACCACAACCGAAGGTGAAATCATCAAGAAGTTCCGCAAAGGTTGGGAACGCAATGATGATAACTGTCTTGACACTGTGATGAAAGACTTTGGAAATATCAAGGAAGAGGTAAGTACCGGCGAGGAGGAAGCAGAATGAGTGAAACAGTTGCAGCAGAAATTTGGGGAGAGCTCAAGCGATTTGTAAACACAGTTGATCGCAACGAGGCAGCAGAAACTGTGGTACAAGTTTTAATGGACAATGATAGTGATGTTGAGGATATTCGGACCGCATTCAAAGGTGACACCGATATCAAACGAGCACTAACAGCATATCTTGACAACGACAAAGACTACACAGAAGACGACGAAGAAGAGGATCCTGAAGAAGAGGATTACAACGAAGACGACTGGGAAAATTAATGTGGTATAGTCGAGTAGTTGCCGATCTCGATGCTATTCCAGATTTTATAGCACACTACGAGCGTGAAATAACTGACGCCAAAAAAGACTGCCGCATTGCTGGAATTGTTGAAAAAAACATAACAGCACTTCCGGGCATTACTGAGTTTAGGTACAACCAGCTTCAAGAAATTGAAGCTGTGTTGAACTTTCTCAACATTCAACTACGTAAAATCCGTAGAAAACACTTTCAAAAGTATCTAGAAGGTTATGCTCGTGCGCTTACCAGTCGAGATGCTGAAAAGTATGTGGATGGCGAAGATGAAGTAATTGATTACGAAACCATAATCAACGAAGTGGCATATCTACGCAATCGATGGTTGGGTATCATGAAGGGGCTAGATACCAAACAGTGGCAAATGGGGCACGTTGTACGCCTAAGAACTGCAGGCATGGAAGACATCCAGGTGTAAATACCTGCATGAAAATCGTACTTGTTACAGGCGGGTTTGATCCGCTACACTCTGGGCATGTTGCTTATTTTAAAGCTGCCCGTACCCTAGGCGACATGCTGATTGTGGGACTCAATTCAGACGAATGGCTCACACGTAAAAAAGGTCGGCCATTCATGCCATGGACGGAAAGATTGTGTGTGATAAACAATCTTGCCATGGTAGACGAAGTGTATACATTTGACGATGCAGATGGCTCGGCCAAAGAGTTCATACGTCAAGTTAGAGCACACTATCCCGACGCAACGTTGGTATTTGCCAATGGCGGTGATCGCACTGACAAAAACATTCCCGAGATGGATGTGGTAGATTCTAATTTAGAATTTGTGTTTGGCGTAGGCGGCGAAGATAAAAAGAATTCCAGTTCGTGGATTCTCGAAGACTGGAAAAAGCCCAAGACAGATCGAGCTTGGGGATACTATCGTGTGTTACACGAAGTTGGCGCCAACACCAAACTAAAAGAACTTACTGTTACTCCCAAAACTTGTTTGAGCATGCAACGGCATGACAAGCGAGCAGAGTTTTGGTTTGTGGCCGAAGGCGAAGCCACAGTATACACACTGGATTCCAGCACAGATAGAGATGTCAAAGACCACATGACCATACATGAGTCATGTTGGATCAATCGTAACGAATGGCACCAACTGTGTAACGAAACTGACCGTCCACTCAAACTGATTGAAATACAGTTTGGAGAAGATTGTGTGGAAGAGGACATTGAACGCAAATGAAACCAATTCCAATTTTTGTAGGGTATGACCCACGAGAAGCAATTGCATACCATACCTGTGTAAATTCAATCATTCGCAACAGCAGTCAACCAGTGGCCATTGTGCCAGTGGCATTGAACTTGTTTCGAGACTATAGCGAAACACACACAGACGGCAGCAATCATTTTATCTACACACGATTCCTTGTGCCACATCTCATGCAATACGAAGGCTGGGCAATATTCATTGACGGCGACATGATTGTACGCGGAGATATTGCGGAACTTTGGAACCTACGAGAATATGACAAAGATGTTATGGTAGTCAAGCACGATTACAAAACACGTATGACTGAAAAATATCTTGGCGCAAAGAACGAAGACTATCCACGCAAGAACTGGTCAAGTGTGATACTGTGGAATTGTAACAGTCATCCCAATAGAAAACTCACATCTGAATTTGTGCAAAAAGCCACAGGTGCTGAACTACATCGCTTCTCGTGGCTAGAAGACAAACGCATAGGCGAACTACCGCCAGAATGGAATTGGTTGCCTGATGAATACGGGCCAAACCCCGACGCCAAGCTCTTACACTATACCTTGGGCACTCCATGCTTTCACGAGTTTGCTGATACGCCACAAGGCAACGAGTGGCATCGGGAACGCATGCTCACTGATTATTGTCAACAAAGGTTGCCGGAATGACAGACTGGGAACTCGAAGACGAAACAACATATATTACACCCACGCCTCCTGCACCACCTGCGCCACCTGATCCACATGTGTTGGACCAAACAGTTCCAGAAATTCAACAACTGTTTAAAAACATATTGAAATACCGTGTGGATCCCGAAGGTGCGTACTACGGCATTACGTTGGAAAAGTTACAAGAACAATTGGCTGCTGTGCCTGTCAATCAAGTTGTGGCACTAGACAGTGAATACAGATACGAAAGAAAAGGGCATATGTACGATCCATTACTGCAAAGTTTTGTTCAAGGCGCAGGCGGACAAATTTCAACTTGGGAAAAACAACAAGATACCATGGCTCCGGCTGTGATACGTGGTATCACCAAACGCAAACAAATGGATGGATGTCGTGCCGCCGGCAGAGATTTTTATTACATGGATACAGGGTACTTTGGCAACGGCAAACGCAAACTGTATCACAGAATTACCAAAAACGATGTGCAAAATTTTGGTCCTATGATAGAGAGGCCCGGTGATAGATTTGCTCGCACTAAAGTTCAATTGACAAAATTTAAACCTGGAACCAATATCTTGTTGGCACCGCCTAGTCAAAAACTTTTAAACTTGTACGACATCAACCTTGAAGAATGGTTGGAAAAAACACAAGATGAAATAAAAAAATATACTGATCGTCCTGTAGTGACTCGACTCAAAGCAACACGAGCAGCTAGACTCAGTGACAACACTATGGAAATGGCTCTGGCACAAGATGTGCATTGCTTAGTCACATTCTCTAGCATTGCAGCCGGCGAAGCATTGTTGCTGGGTAAGCCTGCTATCACATTAGGACCAAATGCCGCGGCCGCATTGTGCAGCCAATCACTTAGTGAAATTGAAACGCCAAAGATTCCCACGCTAGATGAAGTTCTTTACTGGGCAAGGCACATGGCCTACTGTCAGTTTACCGAAGTAGAAATGCGTGACGGCACTGCCTGGCGGATTCTAAATGACCATTGATGCAGTAGTCTACGTTAGCTCTGTTGCTAACTATCGAAAACATTCTAGAAAAATTGAATGTTTAGAAAGTTTTGCTGCCGGAGTCAAACACTGTGGAGGTAGCGTGGTAATAGAGTATGACTACAACTATGTTCCAGGCAGGCTAGCAGTAATGTTGGGCTGGGCCACAACCAACACAGGTGGTAGAAATATTGCGTTAAGAAAACAAATCATTGCTGAACAACAACGCCGTAAATTTCACACCATGTGCATTGATGCCAGTTGCTGGAAATATCTAGATGATTATGGCACCTACTTGCGTTATAGTGTTGGTGGTCCATTTTATGATCGAGCAGAATATGCCAACCACAATAGTAGCAATGACAAGTGGATGGAAATAAGCACAAGACTCAATATCAAATTACATGATGCGCCAGCAGTTCACCCAAATGGACATATATTGATATGCATGCAACGTGATGGCGGCTTTGCTATGAAAACGCTAGATCCCATACACTGGTTAGGCATCAAGATAAAACGCATTAGAGTACATTCTAGCAGACATATTTTAGTAAGGCCTCATCCAGGTGCATACAAGCTAGAAGACTTTGCTAAATTTCAGTCATTGCCGAACATAACCATAGTAGACCCAGCACAATCCAAATTGGTAGATAATTTGCAAAATGCACATGCCGCAGTATTTTTCAACAGTTCAGCCAGCGTGGCCGCGGTCATGGCCAATGTGCCAATTTTTGCTGATGATGAGAGTTGTGTGAGTTGGGCAGTGGCCAACAAAAACTTAGATAACATTGAGTCACCTCAGTCGTTTGATAGATCACAATGGATCAATGATCTAGCAGCCGCACACTGGTCAGACGCAGATGGTCGTGCTGGGCTAATCTGGCAGAAGTTTTTGCCTTATCTTACTAAGACAAATTGATAAATTCTTCTATTGGTCGCACAATAGAATCTATCATGCTTTGTTGAATTACTGATCTGTTGTAAAACAACTTGTGGTTGTGTTGTAATTTTTGCTGGGTCAACTGGCTATACGGTATTTTTTCAAAGTTTTTGATGTTACGCAAAATAATGTCTAATTTTACTTCAAGCACAGTTTCTTCGTCGTAACTTTCATCAAACAAATTTTCAAATGTCTCAAATCCTTGGGACCGTGCATATTTTAAAATGCCTGCTGCACCAATGACCATGAAAGGATGTTGATATGCTATAGGCTTGTATATTTTTTCAGTCAGCATGGGCACTATTTTTTCTTGCCAACTAGTCACTGATTCAATTACTACACTAAAACAAGTGTCATCATACCACATGGGATTTTGATGTCTAGTATCCCATCGTTTGGCACCAGGTACAGATTCTGACTCCCCGGGCAAGGCCTTGTTACGTCGTATATAACTCCAATATGAATCTTCAAGTTGAGATTCTAAAAATTCTACCACTTGATCACGAATTTTATTTTTTCTGCCAATGGGCATGAGAAACTTACGGGAATAATTTCTATTCGGAACATAGCTATCTCGTCCTTTGATTATGTTGTCAAGGCTTTCATTATACCACATAAAATTGGGTACAAATATAACATTTGACACAGGCTCGTCAGAATAACTTCCGTACATGATCACATGCCCAGGTTCAAGCAAATAGTAAACTTGATCCCAGTCTGCCATCATGCCTTCTCTACATAAATCAACAATTACTTTACAGTCACTAAATTGTTCTCTTACAACAGGATCACGATATAACTGTGCCATTATTAAAAAAATATCAGTTGGATCGTAAGTTTTAGTTGCATCAAAATCTTCAAACTCAATGTAGTCTTTGAGCATGTCTACAAGATGGGGAGTAGAAGAAAACGACAAAGTTCGAAACGAGTCAATTTCACTTTTTGGTCCTTGACGGCCTACCACTATTAACTTAATCAATCTGCAATCTCCACTATCACATCATAGTTATGGCCTGTGACCCAGTCCCACTTATCGGACTTGTCAAACACGCTAATTTCTTCCCAGACAATCCTAACTCCCATAACTGTCTCTAGTTTTTCGCGCCACCATTCAGGTGATTCTACAATCAAATGTGCATTACGTCCGTCGGGTAACTTCTTTTTGGCCGGATAGCAGGCAATTCTAAAAAATCCACAGCGACCCATTTTACTGCTGATCATGCGCAATGTTTCGTCTAAGTAAGCAGGTTCAACATGCTCCAAAGCGTCAGTGCTGACAACAGCGTCAAATGTTTTTTTGGGCAATTTTGCAAATTCAGGATTGCCAGGATCATATCCTTCAGATACAATTTCCGGGTTCAGTTCTTTAATGCCTGCAATTAAAGCACCCTTGCCACATCCAAAATCCATTACACTACTGGGTTGATAGTCTTTAAGAAATTGCTCTACAATTCTGTAGGCTTTGTGACCGTTTCTAAATTTGCCTTTGGCATGCATGCGGTTCAGTTGTTTTTGATAGTCAGGATTGATTATGGTCATTTGTAATTTACCTCTACGTATGTTGTTTTTGGAACTCTGTGCCTTGTTATTACGGATTCTAAGTAATAGGGGTTCATAACAACTTTATTTCCACACTAGCTCGTTTCTTGCCACCTGCGTTACTCACAACATTCACAACTTCAAATCCATCTACACCAATGTAGTTTGTGGCTGTGCCCTTGCATCTAATGTCTAAAATTATTCTAGTGTTTTCATGTGAATGTTTTTTCATCAAGTCTATGTAGGTTTTTACAGGATAGTGATGTCCGCAACTGAGCCATGATGTAATAACATCAAACTTAACATCGCCGGGTATATTGATATTGTTTGCATCTATTAGGCGGTAATTTTTTGTACCTAATTCTTGTAATTTCGAATTTAAAAAATCAAATGTGTGATAAAATTTTAATTGGTCGGAATCTGTATTCCAGTTACCATAACTGGCAGTTTCAGATTTGGTAGCATTAGTACTAGCATCTCCATCCAGTAACCAAAGTTCAGTGCCATACTTTTCATTGAACCATCTTGACTCCCAAGCAAAACCACAACCGATGTCTAGCAATCGACCCACAGGCTGATTTAGGTATGCATCGACAGTTTCAAAATTTGCTCGTCGTTTAGCTTGATACTTTTCGGTAGTCCATTTGCGATCCCATTGCACAGAGTCGTTGGCACTCTTATCTGGATCATCGACCATGTTTACATCCATCCCATGATCCAGTCATCTCTAATTTGATCTAGTTTGATCATACCCCATGATTCCAGCAGTGCTATGGCAGCAAATTGTCCATAGTCTTTGCTGTAGGCATCATGTGGCTTTTGTTCTATCACCATGATAGGCCTACAACGTTTCACAGTTTGTTCTGCACCTTGCAACACACGATATTCATAGCCTTCGCAGTCTATCTTTATATAGTCTACATCTTCCATGTTTAAGTTATCAAGTTTTACCACTTGCACATCGCCGGTGCCCAGGGTATCAGGATCCAAGTGACTGTGCCCACTATTGCCTTCTGTGATGATCATGGTGGCTTGAGTGTCGTGGTCGCCTAGTGCCAGTGGACTAATAAAAAAGTTAGGGCCACTCACATTCTTTTCCAAACACTCTCTAAACACAGCCACAGGTTCAAACGCAACAACCTTGGCAAAATTATCTACCAAGTCTCGACTCCATAAGCCCACATTGGCACCAATGTCCAGTGCAGTTCTGCGTTTGGAACACAGACCAATACTGCGGTTGCGCACAGCAATTTGGTATTCAGGCGGAAGTCCCTTGTCAACGCTTTTTTTCAGCATTTTGGGAAAGTGTGTTTCAAAGTCGGGAAAGTGCCAACCATAATGTTCATGCATCATATGTCTCCTGTAATATTTTTTGTGCAGTACCATCCAGCAGTTCTGAATTGTGAAACTGCCCATAAGCCAAGTGGCATGCCCACGCATAGATTTGATCTTGCTCGGGGTACCACGGATTGTGAATTTTAGATAGATCAGTATTGGCCACTGGAATAGCAGCGTTTGATGGTGCCAATGCAAATGCTGGCACACCAGCCAGCACACTTTCTGTGGCTGCAATTGAATTATACGTAACCACAGCATGCACATCAGTTAGTGCTGATTGCAAGTCACTGGCCACTCGTGCCTGGCGATTGGGATTGCGTTCACGTATCACAATCTCTCGGTCAGTGTGCTGCTTGATTGTGGCAACTGTTTGTTCAATCCATTCTGAGAGATTGATATTGTAAAACACACAAGGTTTTTCGTCCGGCACTGCCAGCAGTATTTTGCTGCCATATCGACGTACAGGCATGGCAATACCGTGACGTTGCCAACGATCAGCAGGCCGCGGCACCACCTCACCGTGCTGCAAGTTGTTGGCCACTAGCCTATGCCATTGCTTCCATCCATGTGGATTTTGAAGGTTGGGCCTATTGCCAACATATCCTGAATCCATGTACCAAAACGGTCTCTTGTGTTCCCAGCACTGTTTGATAATCTTGTGTTTCATGATGCCACGGATCACCAGCGGAGCATCACTATCTTCGTAACGCCATGTTTCTAATTCTGTTGGCACAACACCAGATCCTCGAGCAAACATTTCTATGTACTCGTCAGAGTTTTTTTTGTTGAGAAATATCCAGTTCATTGCCAGTATGCCTCTGTTCGTTGGACCTTTAGGTCTGTGGCCGGACTGCGACCTGTGATTTTACGTTTGCCTTTGAGATGATCCAAATATGCACCCCAGTCTGAGTTGATCAAGGGATGGCCTTCGCCTGTGATCAAATGACTTGACCAATCTAGCTCCGCTAGAGGATGATGTTTTCTTACTGCATCAAACACAAACGAATCATGCCATTCGGCTAGAGTAAAAATACCTTGTTCGGCTTGATCATAATATCTTTGAAATTGTGCTAGAAAATCTCTTGTGCGCTGGCTACGAAGATTCATAGCGTACAGTCCACATTCGCTGAACTTGCCACGCCGCCCTAAAAAACAAAGATCCATGGTATCTGGACACAGTCTTGCTAAATCAATTTGAGTGATAGGACTATGGCACACAGTGTCTGCGTCCATCCAAATCAGCCAATCAGTTTGTGCATTTTTTGCACAATGGAAAATACTGTAGACCTTGTGGGCAAATCTCACAGCGTCCCATTTGAATCCTTTGCCGGCATCCTTGCGTTGCGATCTAATTGGATCAGCACTGACATCACCTGTGGCTCGGGGCACACCCGCCCACTGTTGTTTGAATGCTGTGAGTTCGGTGACTACAGCAATATCACGCACTAGAAGATTGGGTGCTGTTTCAGTCACGTCACATCCTTCTGCATACACTACCAGATCAACTGGCCAGTTTTGCAAAAACGTTTGAATCATGCGTTGGCCGTACTTTGCATAACCATCCGCGTTGAAAGTGGTAATTACAGTGTGTTTCATCTCACGTACTTATGATCAATAACATAGCCTATTTTCCTTCTCAATGTGCTCAAAACAGCAGACCTGTAATGTCAGCTGTGTTGGATTACTTGCAGGCACGCGGTATACAAACACAAGAAAATTCAATGGAATCTGATGCGGCTGTAATTTGGTCGGTACTGTGGGCAGGGAGAATGGCACCTAATCGAGCAGTATACGATCACTATAGATCACAAAACAAACCAGTAATTGTTTTGGAAATTGGTGCGCTGTATCGTGGGCAGACTTGGAAGGTAGCAGTAAACAATATCACAAGAGATGGATACTACGGACACGAAGAAAATTTAGACTGGGATCGACCATGCACACTGAATGTCAGCCAGGCCATAACTTTTAACTCCAGTCCCAATGTAGTTATTGCTGCTCAACATGCTCGCAGTTTACAAGTTGCTGGTATGGATATGACACAATGGGTATTGGATCAAATTAAGTTGGTAAGACAGCACACTGATCGGCCCATCAGTATACGCCCGCATCCACGCAATCGACTGAACTTGAGTCAGTTACCACCTGATGTCACAGTGGAACAACCTCGACCGGTTGCTGGCACCTACGACAGCTTTGACATGCGGTTTAACTATCATGCAGTGGTCAACCACAATTCGGGACCTGGTGTGCAGGCCGCTATTGCAGGTTGCAGGCCCATTGTGCATGAGAGCAGTTTGGCAGCACCTGTGGGCATGAGCCTGGCCAACATAGAAAAGTCTTACGATATCAATCGAGATCGGTGGCTGGTAGAGATCTGCCACACTGAATATACCCTAACTGAAATACGCACAGGAATATGGCTAAAAAGAATTGCTCCTGCATTAGAAAGCTCAACATGAACTGGCTTGAACATTATCGTAAAACTTACTATCCTCTTTTGAATATCAATGCTGATAGCCACGGGCAATTGGCGCATGGATTATACAATCGTGCAATCGGATTTGACATCATGTGGAGATTGTTGCTAAATCAAAAATCCAAAAACTTTAATATCATTGAAACTGGCACGCTACGAACTGCTAACAATTGGTCTGATGGACAAAGCGCGGCATTGTTCACACGTTTTGTTGAATACCACGGAGGAAACGTATGTAGTGTAGATATAGATCCTGCAGCCTGTGAAGTAGCAAAAGATTTTGTCAATAGCACACAATTTGAAGTATCGTGCGGTGATAGTGTTGCATGGTTAAAACAGCAAACAGATTTGGATCAAGTTGATTTATTTTATTTAGACAGTTATGATGTAGATTGGCATGATGATACGGCCAGTGCCGACCATCACCTTAAAGAATTTTTAGAGATTGAACCAGTTTTACGACCAGGCACTGTGGTTGCAATCGATGACAACAGTCGTTGGTGCCACAGTTATCAACGCACAGGCAAAGGTCGCGCAGTATTAGAATATCTTGCGAGCAAAAATCATTTGCCAATCTACGATGAGTACCAAATTGTTTGGCAGTTTTAAATGTCTAAAAAGAATCAAACCCGCACTGACCAAATGATTGACTGCGCCTGCGTTATTCACGGAACTGGTTATGACTGGATATATGTTGAACGGCTGTACAACATGTTGAATCGACATCTAAGTGGTGGCTGCAGAATGCACGTTTACACAGAACATGATCGATCAGTACCACCGCATATGATCAAACATTGTTTGGAAGATTGGCCAGGTATAGGCGGTCCTAAAAAATCCTGGTGGTACAAAATGCAGTTGTTTAATCCTGAACATTACTCAGGAGATTTGTTGTATTTTGACTTGGATGTTGTGATCAACGGAGACATAACGTGGATCACACATCTTGACACAGAAAAGTTTTGGTGCATTAAAGATTTCAGATACTTGCAAAAAGAAACATTTTCTGGAATCAACAGCAGTATCATGTGGTGGAATGTAGAGCGTTATCAACATGTATGGGAAAAATTTAAATCTGAAGACGTGACCAAAGTTGTACGGCAGTATCACGGAGACCAGGACTATCTCAATGCCACAATTGACTACAACAATCGCAGATACTTTGACGTCAATCGAATCAAAAGTTATCGCTGGCAAATTGCCGATGGTGGGTTCGACTTTCCCATACGTGTGCCTCGCTCGCCGGGAGCAGGTGCTGTGATTGACTCTGATACCTGCGTGATGGTGTTTCACGGCCAGCCCAAACCGCACGAAGTACGCGACCCCAAAATTGTACAACTTTGGGTTTAGTTTTGGTTGGTTGACCAATAATTTCCATTCTGCTATAATTAACACTTAAACAGCAAACAGGAGTCTGGCATGGGTTACAAGGTTATTGAAGTCGACAACATGCGCGACAAATACAGTGCTCGTGCTGGACTGGAAGGCCCGTTCAACTTCTCAGGCAGAGTGTTGTATTATTGCAACAAAGAGGGCGCCTACTATGACCCCCGTACTGACTTCTATGTGGATCAGAGCGAAATGGATGCGCTCAATCAACAATTTTACGAAATCTTAAAAAGGTAATACTTTTGTTATACTTTGCTTATGGTATGAACACCAACTCGCAAGGCATGTCTCAGCGATGCCCGGCCGCGGTAAGTCACGGTCGTGCTGTTTTGCTAGACCATGTGTTTCGGTTTGCAGGTCCTGCGGATGTTGTAAAGTGCCCTGATAGCTATGTTGATGGCGTGCTATGGACCATCACACCCAAGTGTCTTGACGCACTGGACCTCCTTGAAGGATTTCCGCACTACTACAATCGTCGTACTAAAAAAGTACTACATCAAGGTCGTGTTGTAAACGCCATGACTTACTTTATGCAACCTGGGCACTTAGACAGCCTGCCCTCAGATGGGTACTTTGACATGGTGCTAGAGGGCTACAAGGAGCATGGTGTGCCCACAGAACAGCTACACAATTCTGTGTACTTTAGTACTAATAACCCTCCAAACTGGCGGGGCTTGACCAATAATTCCCGATCTGCTACAATAGTGGCATACAAAGAAAGGTAGATATGAATATTCGTGTTAGAGCCGCAGTAAAAACCCTGGGAATTTTAGGATACATGGCCATAATGGTAGTGGCAATTCAGGTAGTGCTAAAGTATGCACCTGTGGAACTGCTTCAGTACACCGTGGCCACACTGGCTATTGGGGGTCTGGTATATTTGATGTATACTATAGTATTAGGTCGATTGCAGTCGCAAGAAATTTTAGATAAAATGAATTCCAAAGGTTGACCATTAAATCCCGATCTGCTATAATACACACATAGACAGCAAAAAGGAGCCCAAATGCAAATAGCCACAGCAATCAAACACCTACAAAAAGAAGCAGAATTCCTAGGCATGCCCTTGTTGGAAACTCTGCAAGACATCAAACAACACGGTCGCATGCTATACAGCGAAAGCACAATGGAAGCATTTGTTGTTTTTATGCAACAAGGCCAAGCATTGTTTGCGCCGGTTGACGAATAAATGCCAATTTGCTATAATACACACATAGACAGCAAAGTTCAACAGCACACTAAGGAGCCAACCATGAGTGCAATTCGTATCGTTCGCGGCGTTTACCGCAACAAAACTGTTCAAAACCAAGTGTTCACTCTAGTGAGTGGATTCCAAACTGGTGCCAAAGGTGGCTATGTCACCGTGCAAAATGATGGTACCTTTCCCAACTGCCCTGCTGCCATTCGCGTCAAGGTAGAAAACATTTCAGACATTGAGTATACTTCAGGAGAAACCGTGCAAGAAAACACTGTAAAATTCAAGCCCACTGTGGTGGCAGAGACAGACGAACAGGCCATGGATCGTATCCGTGAGCGTTTTGACATCCTGCATGAGATGACCAAGGCCTGTGTGAGCGGCGACATCCGTGCTATGATTGTGAGTGGCCCCCCGGGCGTGGGCAAGAGCTACGGCGTTGAGCAAGAAATTGACAAGGCCTGTTTGTTCGACAAACTGGCCAGCAAACGCCTTAAGGCCGAGGTTGTCAAAGGCTCAGCCAGTCCCATTGGCCTGTACCAAACCCTGTACAAGTATTCAGATCCTAATTGTGTGTTGGTGTTTGATGACTGTGACAGCATCTTGTTAGATGACGTTGCTCTTAACCTGCTCAAGGGTGCCTTGGACTCAGGCAAGAAGCGTAAGATTTCCTGGTTGTCTGACAGTCGCATTCTGCGAAGCGAAGGCATTCCGGACAGTTTTGAGTTCAAGGGTTCGGTAATTTTTATTACCAACTTGAAGTTTGACACCATGCGTTCGCAAAAATTGCGGGACCACTTGGATGCACTGCAAAGCCGATGCCACTACTTGGACTTGACCCTGGACACCATGCGTGACAAGGTCCTGCGTATCAAGCAGATTGCCAAGGACGGTGTGTTGTTTGCAGACTACGACTTTGACGAGTGTGTGCAAGACGAGATTATCGCCTTCATGGACGAGAATAAAAATCGTCTGCGTGAGATGAGTTTGCGTATGGCTCTCAAGATTGCAGACTTGCGCAAGATGTCAGTGTTGAACTGGAAGCGCCTGGCAGAGACCACTGTTATGAAACCAGCAGGAGCCTAACATGTATGAAATATGGGATGGCGACCTGTACCTGTACTCGGTGGACACCGAGTACGAAGCAGATGAACAGCGCGAAGCAGGCTTTACTGTGAAGTGCCTGGAATACTACGGAGCGTGACATGGAAAAATTTGCAGTTTTTGTTGGTGCAGTTGTGATTGGTATTGTAGGAATTCTGTTACTGAGTTTCTTACTGAGCTGGCCAGTGTACATGCTGTGGAATGGTTGTTTGGTTGATGCAGTGCCTTCTGTGAAAGAAGTCACTTGGTTGCAAGCCTGGGGTATCACTATCCTGTGTGGCTTCTTGTTTAAGACCACAGTCAACTCAAAAGATTAACCCTCCAAGGTTAACCCGGGCATTGGTTGGCTCCGGCCCGGGCTTTGTGGCAGGTACCCCTAAAAAGGTACCTGTCTTTTTGACTTCTTGCGGCGGTAAGTATATACTGTTACAATGCCGCAACACCTGCTGATACATCTGAGCCAAGGCTTGACATTACAATTTAAAATACGAGCAACCCCTCTTGCTGAGTTATGGGTTGAGCGTATGCAAGCCCGCGGCAGTTATCCATTAGATCATCCAGATAGATTTTACGGCTTTGGCTCTCAATTGGAAGAGCGCATTCGTGCCGAAATTATGATCCAACAATGTATCACAACAATCAACCAACATGAAGCCATTATTGAACGTGGGTTTGATTGGAGCCAAAACAGTCTCAATTACTTGCACAACATTTTTGAACGCTACCATGGACTGCTAGATCAACAGACATCAGAATACTGGCAACAGGCACCAGTTGCTGTGAGACAGGCACTGTCAGAATTGAACCTGGCAGTGCATAGATGTGAGACTGTGCTTGAAGGTGTGAAGCCAAGATTTGTTTGCACTTGGTTTGGTATGCCCAAAACAAAGAAACTTGATCCTGATCAGTTGGCGCAATGGGGTGAACCGCAAATACAATTTGGAACTGTGTATCTCAATTATTGTGAAATTGGAAAAACAGTTGAGGACCTAGCACACGACAATGATGAGTACATAGGTGAGGATGCATTCCGACCGTTTGGTCACTACAGTGCCGATTTTCATGTGGCATTTTTCAATCAGGATTTAAGCTTCAAAGAGCCAGGCATGCAACAGTACATTGATCAACACCAAGATTTTTTTCTTGCCCATGGCATCACAAGTGTGTATAATGCAATAGCACAACCCTTACGTTTTCCCGTGGCAGATTTGCAGTATGCCGGACAACCACAACAACTCATACAAGAAATAGCACGCCAACAAAGGGTGCTCAAAGTTACTATACAATGAAACAATGCACCATACAAATTCGAGATGAAGTAAACATCAAGCTAGAGGGCATCGACTTGGATGTGCGCAAGGCCTTGGTCAATGCATTCAAGTACGATGTACCTTACGCAAGATATCTACCAGCAGTAAGACTGGGTCGTTGGGATGGCAAAGTCAGCTACTTCCAATTGGGCGGTAGCACATACACCAATCTCTTGCCAGAAATCATGCCCATCCTGGAACGCTACAACTACGATATTGAGCTTGATGATCAAAGAGAATACTCTACCACATTTGAGTTTGCTCAAGTTACAGAACAAACATTTGCACACAAGACTTGGCCCAAAGGACATCCTGCAGAAGGGCAACCTATCCTGTTGCGTGACTACCAAGTGGAGATTGTGAACAACTTTTTGACCAATCCACAATGCATACAAGAAGTGGCCACAGGTGCAGGCAAAACAATCATGACAGCAGCCTTGAGTGCCAGTATAGAGCCATATGGACGGTCAATTGTGATTGTGCCTAACAAGAGTCTAGTCACACAAACTGAAAAGGACTACCTCAATCTTGGCCTGGACGTGGGCGTTTACTTTGGCGACAGAAAAGAACACGGTTGCACACATACAATCTGCACTTGGCAGAGTTTGAATGTGTTGTTAAAGAATACCAAAGCAGGCATAGGCAATGTGACCATACAGGACTTTATTGAAGATGTGGTATGTGTGATGGTAGACGAAGTACACATGGCCAAAGCAGATGCACTCAAAACTCTGCTGACCAGCGTGATGGCTAGAGTGCCAATTCGTTGGGGATTGACCGGTACTGTGCCCAAAGAGAAGTTTGAAAGCCAAGCTCTGCTAGTAAGCCTAGGTCCAGTGATCAGCAAGTTAAGTGCCAACGAACTACAACAGCAAGGGGTGCTGGCGCAGTGCCATGTGAACATTGTGCAGTTACAGGACCATGTGGAATACTCAAACTACCAAAGCGAGCTTAAATACTTGTTGGAAGAGTCCGGCAGACTGGATGCCATGAGTGAACTCATACGCCATGTAAATGAAACAGGCAACACTCTGGTACTGGTTGATCGCACCGAATGTGGTCGACAGTTGGTAGAGAGACTGGGCGAGCGAGCAGTATTTGTGTCAGGCGCAACCAAAGCAAAAGATAGACAAGATGAATATGATGAAGTTGCAGACAGCACTGATAAGATTATTGTGGCTACCTATGGTGTTGCCGCTGTGGGTATTAATATCCCTAGGATTTTTAATTTGGTTCTTGTGGAACCCGGGAAAAGTTTTGTCCGCGTTATCCAAAGCATTGGACGCGGCATAAGAAAAGCGGAAGATAAAGACCATGTGCAGATTTGGGACATAACATCAACCTGCAAATTTGCCAAGCGCCATTTGACCAAGCGCAAACAATTCTACAAAGAAGCCAACTATCCGTTTACTCAAGAAAAACTTGAGTGGATGAAGATAAAATAGTTGACTTTTCTATTAGATCTCTATATACTACAAACATGAGAATACTTACCCTAGACAATGCTACATACGATTTAGATCACCTGCCTGAAGAAGTAGATGACATGCGTTTTGCTATATTGGACAATTCAAATCCTGCAGATCCTGACTATCATTTTATACCATTGATCTTCTTGGAGAGCTTTAATGCTCCTGCTCTTGTGTTGCGCATAGGCGAGCACACTATAAAGATGCCCATGGATTGGCAGATACTAATTGGCGAACCTGACGTTGGAGACTTGGAAGTGCTACCACTTACATCAATCAACGATCGTGGATTTAAAGTATTTCAATTCAACCCACTGACCAGTTTCCGTCCCAGTTTCCCAGACATCGAAATTCTAGATGTCTATCACGAAGTGTCATGGTACGCACCCAAACTCAAAAATGGACAACTGCTGGCAGTGCCTGTAAGTGACGGTGCAGATCCTGATTGTGTGTATTTTGTCAAAGACGTCAGCCGCAATTGCGAGATCGTGGACTACAATAAGGCCTGGTAAATGCCCTACACTGAACCTGAAATATTTGAAATCATCAATCGCTTGGCCAGAGTGTATCTGGAAAGTTACCCTGACGATCGCGAAGGTCTAGAACGTTTCCTGCGTTGGGCACACCTACAGTACGGCTACCAGTATGGGCAGTCTTAAACCAGACGCCACATACATTTACGAACGTGCCGACGGCATTGTGTATGCTCGTGAGTTTGGTGCTGATCCTAGCACACGTCAAGTGGTAGGATATGAATCTGGCACAGAATACGATCCAGTGTCTGGTCATAAAATAGACTACGATTCAAGAACAGCAGACGGTAGGCCGTTACATGAGCACATACTGGAAAACAAAATGTGGGGCGAAATTAGGCGTGCGGCACCAACCAATCCTGCATTACAAGACGCCCTGGAACGTGTTATAATGATTTACAAACTGACCAAAACTCATGAATAAAATTTATTGCAAAGCACCTTGGACCAGCGTGAGTTACATGCCTGGCGGCAAGTATTCTCCTTGTTGTGCCTGGGGAGGTACTACATTTAACAGTCGAGAAGAAATGACTGAAACTGTTGGCGGTGCGTTCTTGCGCGGCGAAGTTCCAAAAGAGTGTGCTAATTCTTGTCCTCCAGATGCCGAAGGCTGGCGAGGAATGTATAAAAATTATGATACAGACTGTAAAACACACAAGATAAATTTTTTAGATTTTCGCAATAACAATCTTTGCAATTTAAAGTGTCGCAGTTGCGGGCCAGGATTCAGCACCAGTTGGTCAAGCGAAGCTGGTGTGGAAGATATAAGTTTGTACAATCCAATTGATGTTGACGACATGGATCTAAGTGAGTGCAAGCAAATTTATTTTGCCGGCGGCGAGCCACTGCTGAACCCACAACATTACCAAGTGCTTGAAAAACTAATTGCCCAAAGTGCCAACCCTGCACTAATGTACAGCACCAACATGACTGTGTTAGGTGCCAAATCAAAACATGTGAAAGATCTATGGCCGTCATTTAGCCTTATTAATGTTCATGCAAGTATAGATGCTGTGGGCAAGTATGCTGGCATAGTGCGTAGTGGCAGTGACTGGAACACAGTAGAGTCTAATTTGCAATGGGTTCTTACTCAACCAAATTGCAACATTAAAATTGCCACTGTGATCAGTGCCATTAACATCTGGTGGTTGCCCGAGTTGCTAGACTATTTTGAATGGCTGTCGTTGGATCAATTTGAACCAGTGCTGGCCAATGTTGACTCTGTGATTGGACTAGGAAGCATTCCAGATCAATATCGTCCTGCTCTAATCAACATGTTAGAACAGTCAAAATTTGCTAAAAAGTTTAATATGCAAAGAGCAGTTGACGCTTTGCGCAATCAGTGTTATAATGAAACCAACTGGTATCGTTTTTTAGCTCAGCAAATGATTCAAGACAATTATCGAAATGAAAAATGGTTTGACAATTTACCTGTCAAACATAATATATACAGAGAGACGTTACAAATTGGATAAACTGACCATTGCCAATGAGATGAAGATGTTTGACCGCAAGGTCAGATCATTCTATGACGATCTTACTGCTGAAGAGCGTAAAAAGTTTTCCAACTATCTCATGATACGCTGGGGGTCGGCAGTGGAAGGGTCAAGAGAACTTCAAGAGTTCTATGTAATTGCCACCAACGAACGACTGAACAAGCACTTCTTTAATGTAAGCAAACACCCAAAATTGCAGTGGCTTATGGCCACAAGTGTGAGTCCAGATCTTGGCGCACAACGTCATCCTTGGATTGCCCCAAAGAAAAAACAAGCCGGGCTCAGTGCCAAACGCAAAGCACTGATGGCAATGTACCCACACTACAAAGACGATGAGATAGACGTCATGGCAGCAATCACCACACAAAAAGAAATTGACACATACAACCGCGCTGCCGGCAATGAAAAATGATACAGCATTTGATTGTAAATGGATGTAGTTATATGGAAGTATATGCTGTGGGCAGTGGACACCATAATCTTTGCCAACAATTAGGACTGCCCAGCTGTGAAAGCCTTGCACTAGGCGGCAGCTCAAATTCAAGAATTATTCGCACCACAGCCAAGCATGCAGCCACCAACAACACTCATCCCACATTGTATGTACTGGGCATGACATTTATCAATCGCTGGGAACTGCCAGTGGCCTTGAACAATCCAGAATTTGAAGGTGCTTGGCGTAATCCGCAATCACAGTTGACAGAAAAATATCTTGGGCCTTGGACTTTGGAAAAAACTCGACAGTGGGCTGACCTTAATTTTGCTGGTCATGCATGTGGCGCTGTTGACTTGCTGGAAGACCTGATGTACCGATTGGTATCCTTGAAATATTGGCTGGAGAGTCGTGGACATCGACTGTTGGTGTTTCGTCAGATCAATGATGATGTTGACGAACTTCTGGATCATGCTCGACTGGATTTGTTTGGTGATGATATGGTGTTTGTGAATCGCTATCGCTGGGCCAGCATACCTTGGCAGATGGAACAACAGGTGCCAGAAAGTGTGATCACAAGTGACTATCCGCCACCGCCACACTATCGACATCGCATGCCCGGACATCATCAAAAGTTGAATTATTTTTTAACAGACTACATCAAACATCGTAACCTATTAAGATGAGCTACACTTGTGAATTTTGCAAAAAGACCTTTATGAAAGAGTCGTCTGCGGTAGTGCATGTGTGCGAACCCAAACGGCGCAGACAGGAACGGTCAGAGCGTGGCGTGGAACTGGGCTTTCAAGCCTACATACGATTCTATGAAATGAGCCAGGGGTCAGCCCGGCTCAAGACCTTTGACGACTTTGCTGACTCGCCTTACTATCGTGGGTTTGTGAAGTTTGGACGCTATTGCGTGAGCACAAGAACTATCAATCCCAAGCAGTTTCTTGAATGGTTGTTGAAGAACAACAAAAAGATTGATCGTTGGGCAAGTGATCAACTGTACACAGAATATCTCATACAGCATTTGCCTGTGGAGAATGTGGCAGATGCACTGGCACGAGCAGTAGAGTTTGGCATGGACTGGGCAGAAAAAAATTCAGCACAGCCGCAGGACTGTTTGAGATATGGCAGCACCGCGGCCATGTGCTATGCAGTCACAACAGGCAGGATATCACCTTGGGTGATTTACAATTCAGAGTCAGGGCAACGGTTCTTGGGTGAACTCACTCCTGATCAGATCAGCATGGTATGGCCTTACATTGATTCAGATGTATGGCAAAAGAAGTTTCACAACTATCCAGCTGATCAAGAGTACGCAAAAGATATATTAAGCAAGGCAGGTTGGTAACATGGCGTCAGTGATATTTTTAACCCTCGTACTTTTACAAATCAAACACTGGTACATTGACTTTGTGGATCAAAGCATGACAGAAGTCAATCACAAAGGACAATATGGACACTGGTTGGGCATGCGACACAGTCTCAAACAGGGCATTGGCACAGCCTTGTGTGTTGGATGTGTGATAGGCCCTGTGTACTGGGCCGCCAGCATCATGATGGGTGTGATAGATGCTGTGGTTCACTATCACATTGATTGGGCCAAGATGAACTGGGGCAATAGAGACCTTCAGAGTCCCAGCTTCTGGGCACACTTGGGCTTGGATCAGATGGCACATCAGTTGACTTACATTGGCCTTGTGGCTATAATTGCATTATGATTAGAAATATTAGCGGCAGCAAATACATTCAAGTGTCTGGTGGCATGAACACCAATCCATACATCAGTCCAGGTGCCAGCGGTGCAGGCATGGTGCGATGGAGCGCCAGCATGAACTGTTTGGAAATTAATGATGGCAACTCCTGGCAACAGCTTCACTCAGCACACCCTATGATTTCACTCTCATCAGACGCCGAAACCCTGTTAGATTGGGCACGAGCCAAACGTGATGAAGAATGGCGCATTGCTGCCTTGGCAGCCAAGCATCCCACAGTAGCAGATGCCTTGGCAGCAGTTCAACTGGCCCGCGAGAAACTGCAAGTTGTGACTGCACTTTGTGACACTGATTCAAAATGAGCGCAGACATTGACATTGATGTGCCGGATAGAACGGCTGTGCTGAAACTGATCCAGCACACTGCCGCACGGCAACTGCATCAAGGTCAAGTGCGTAAGCACAATTCAGGCATTTACGTTACAGACATTCCTAGAGACATACCCAATGGCTGTGCAGCCATAGACTATGAGTCGGCAGAACAGCGTGGATACTTCAAGATAGACCTGTTGAACATGAGTGTGTATCAGTTGATCCGTGATCCTGTACACTATGCAGAAATGTTGGCAGCAACACCACCATGGAGTAGACTATGGACCGACACAACCTGGACCAAGCAGTTGGTGCATGTGGGAAACTATATAGACTTGATGGCGTCAATGAAACCAGACTCAATACCCAGAATGGCAGCGTTTATTTCAGTTATTCGTCCAGGCAAAGCACACTTGCAAAATCGCCTGTGGCCAGAAGTGTTTGCTGAAGTATGGAACGGGGATGATTCACGTGGATACACATTTAAGAAAAGCCACGCAGTTTCCTACGCGGCTTTAGTAGCCCTACACATGAATCTACTCAATCAAGACGTCGCACCAGCGTGATTGATTTTCGCTTGGTTTTCTTGCGAGCAATGTCCATCAAACTGCAAGCTGGTCCGTGTAAAATTTCAAGATCTTTGTTGGAAAATGTGCGCAAGGTGGGACGAAACTTGTCCCACTCACCACGCAAAAAGATGTTTATAGGTATGCTTCTATTGCTTTCCCACCACCAAGTGGCTGCTAATTCCAGGTATTCTAGCTTGGCATCTTGTGTTAGTACAGCACCAAAATCATAGATGGTAGTGACAGCATCGTCTTTGTTTTGCACCACACCTACATATTCTTCATTGGCGTAAACGCACAGAGTTATAAACGGGTATTTCACCGCCAGCTTTTGAAAGATATCATTACCCATAAATATTGTTCGAGGATCCTATGTATTCAACCACCGTTTACTTATACCAGCAAATTACCAAAGTCTTGTTAGTTGACACCAGTGGTGGATATTTCACAGCGAGGTACGACCCAGTGTATGCAAAACAATTAACCGTTAACAAAGGCGTAGACAATGTTCTACTGTTTGAATTTATCAATCAAGAGGAAAAACCCGTAAACATCACAGGCAGCTCTTTTGTGTTTAGATTGATGAATCAAACTGGTGATCAGTTGCTAGTCGAAAAACCCATGGTCACACTCAGCGCCACACTAGGCAGAGTAAAAGTGGTACTGGACAACGAAGACACCATCAACATCACAGCACAGCCCGGCAGCTACAGCATACAGCGCACAGCAGGAGACTATGTGCAAGCGGCGTATGTGGATGCCAATTCAGGTGCTAGAGCTGATTGCAACATTGTGAATAGTGTGCTGCCTGCATTTGTGCCCAGTGAAATGTTGACCATCCCCACAATCTACGGCAAAGCACAACAATTGGTACCAGGTCCCACAAACTGGCCAGACTGGGCATTGTACCCACAACCCGTGAATACTACTCAACTTACAGAATTCTTTTCAAGTCACATGCCCACAAATGGCCAAAGTCTAACCACAGTCAAAATGGACTTGGATCACTTTACCGGAACAGTCAAATTCCAAGCCGCTGAAACCTACGAATCAGTTTGGTACGATGTTACCAGTAGTACACAATTTTATAATGAAACTTCCACCCAGTATTTTAATGTGGTAGGATTCCATCCATTGATTCGTGCTGCCTTCAACAACAGTCAAGGATCACAAGCTCAAGCCACAGCCGTAGTAACCAACGGAGTGGTCACTGCCATCAATGTGACCAATGGTGGCCAAGGTTATGTAGCACCGCCCAAAGTACAAATATTAGGTGACGGTGCAGGCGCCGAAGCCATTGTGACGTCAGTGGGCAATGGCCAAATTGGTGCAATCACTGTCACAAACGGTGGGTCTGGATATTTGCCATTGCAATACCAAGGCACTGTTTGTGCGCAGGTGTTGATTTCAACTGGTTATATTACTAATCTCCAATATCGTTGATCTAGTCCGGCTGATCTGCTATACTGTATAGATGCTTGACATCCTTGCGTATCTACCTGCAAAAAGAAAACCCACACCATCTGGTTGGTTAAGTTTCAATGCGGTTTGCTGTCAGCATAACGGCAGTACCAGAGACACAAGAGGCCGTGCCGGACTCAAAGCTGCCGAAGCAGGATGGAGTTATCACTGTTTCAATTGTTCATACACAGCTAGTTTTATCATGGGGCGTACCTTAAGTGTCAAAGCTCGTAGACTGCTGGGGTGGATGGGTGTGCCAGACAACGAAATTGAAATGCTCAATCTTGAAAGTCTGCGTCATCGTAGCATACACGGCATACTAGAAGATCGGCAACAGGCATGGAATCACTTGGCTGGCATTACATTTGAAGAACGAGACCTGCCACCATTTGCTGAGCTACTAACACCTGAGCACTCATTGCATTGGGACTATGTGCAGGGTAGACGTGTGCCTAACGACTTTCCTATGATGGTGCAGACGCAAAATGATGGCATTCATTGGACACGCCCACATGTGGTCGTCCCATTCACATACGAAAACAAAATTGTAGGATACACTTGTAGATTTTTAGACAACCGTCAACCCAAGTTCATTTCAGACAGTCAACCAGGCTATGTGTTTGGTACAGACTTACAGCACAAAGACTGGACCAATGTGATTGTGACAGAAGGCATATTTGATGCACTCAGCATCGGTGGTGTAGCGGTCATGCACAACACCATAAGTGATGCACAGGCTCGACTGATACGTAATCTGGGTAGAGATATAACTGTGGTGCCTGATCAAGACCTGGCAGGAATGGAACTGGTAGATCGTGCTGTGGAACTGGGATGGGCGGTAAGTATACCCGAGTGGCCAGAAGGCTGTAAAGATGTTAATGATGCTGTGATTGTGCTAGGGCGTGTAGGCACCTTGCTAACTATTATGGCAGCTAGAGAAACCAGTAAGATCAAAATAGAACTAAGGAAAAAACAACTTGTTAAAAGAATACGGACTTGACGTTCAGCGGTTATTTCTAGAAATGATGTTGGAAGATGCACAGAGCTATGTGCGTGTTCAAAACATCTACAATCCGCAAAACTTTGATAAAAGTTTGAGACCTGCGGCTGAGTTTATCAAAGAACACTCAGACAAGCACAAGACCCTGCCGGACCGCATGCAGATTTCAGCCACCACTGGTATCAAGTTACAAGCAGTTCCTGACTTGAACGAAGGACACTTTGACTGGTTCATGGGTGAGTTTGAAGCATTTACTCGACGCCAAGAACTAGAACGTGCTATTTTAAAAGCCGCTGACTTGTTGGAAAAAGGTGAATATGATCCAGTTGAAAAGCTCATCAAAGATGCAGTGCAAATATCACTCACTAAGGACATGGGCACAGACTACTTTGCTGATCCTAAGGCTCGCATTGAGAAATACTTCAACTCAGGTGGGCAAGTAAGTACAGGCTGGCCGCAACTGGATAGATTGCTGTATGGTGGATTCAGTCGCGGCGAACTCAACATCTTTGCAGGTGGGTCGGGCTCAGGTAAGAGCTTGGTCATGATGAACATCGCGCTTAACTGGCTACAGCAAGGACTCAGTGGTGTGTATATCACACTAGAACTTTCAGAAGAACTAACAAGTTTGCGAACAGATGCCATGTTAACCAACATGAGCACTAAAGACATTCGCAAGGACATAGACACCACAGAACTCAAGGTCAAACTGGTGTCCAAGAAGTCGGGCAACTATCAAGTGAAAGGCCTGCCAGCACAATCAAACATCAATGACATCCGTGCTTATTTGAAAGAGTATCAAATTCAGACAGGCAAGCGGGTGGACTTTGTGATGATTGACTACTTGGATTTGCTCATGCCAGTTAGCGCCAAAGTCAGCCCCAATGACTTGTTTGTGAAGGACAAGTATGTGAGTGAAGAACTGCGCAACTTGGCCAAAGAGCTGGGCATCCTAATGGTAACTGCAAGTCAGTTAAATCGATCAGCTGTGGAAGAAATTGAATTTGATCACTCGCATATCTCGGGTGGTATTTCCAAGATTAACACAGCAGATAATGTGTTTGGTATCTTTACTTCACGTGCAATGAAAGAGCGTGGCAAGTATCAAATACAATGTATGAAGTCTCGAAGCTCGACCGGCGTTGGTCAAAAGATTGATTTGGAGTACAACATTGAAACCATGCGTATTACTGACGAAGGCGGGGATGACAACGAAAACGGGTTTAGCAAAAAGCCCAGTACAAGTATCATGGACTCGATCAAAGCAAAAAGCCAAGTTAGTGCTGCCGCCGCAGACGATTCCAAATCTGTACCTTGGGAACGACCCCAAGCCAAGGAAGGTTTTGATTTAGAAGCACCCAAAGTCACAGCTGATGTACAAAGCGCCAAGCTCAAACAGTTGCTAGGCAAAATCAAAACATCATAATAATGTATCATTTTTCTGATGTTCGTCATGTGCATTTAGAAATTTCTAGTTTGTGCAATGCAGCCTGCCCATTGTGTCCTAGAAATTTTTATGGATATCCTTATAATGACGGCTATGTTGAGCACAACATGACATTGATTGAAGCAAAGCAAATATTTTATCCTGAGTTTGTGCAACAACTCGATGCAATGTACATAAACGGAAATTTTGGCGATGCAGTGATGAATCCTGAAACGGTTGACATCATTGAGTATTTGAAATTGTGTTCCCCTAGATTATCAATATCAATGAGCACCAATGCAGGAGCCAGAGATCGAAAATATTGGGAAAAATTAGCCGACCTTGACGTTAAAGTAATGTTTTGCATTGACGGTCTTGAAGATACTCATGGTCTATACAGGCAAAACACTCTGTATTCAACAGTAATCAAAAACGCTGAAATTTTTATTGCAGCAGGCGGACATGCTGTGTGGAAAATGATTAGTTTTGATCATAATCAACACCAACGGGCTACAGCACAATCATTGAGTAAACAAATGGGATTTAAATTATTTGAATTTGTTGATCATGGAAGAAATCAGGCACCGGTGTTTGACAAACACCAACAACTTTCACACACAATAGGCAAACCTGTTAATGTTGAATTTCATCGTTTGTGGAAATCTCGCACTCAGGATGAAGTGTTGTTAGAAGATATTTTGCCCGGAAGAACTCCAAAAAATATCCATTGTCGGGTCAAAAAACAAAAATCAATTTATGTTTCAAGCACAGGGGATGTATATCCTTGTTGCTTTCTAGGCTTTGCTCCAAAAACTTATGGCCATGGAAATTATCATGCGGCAGCAAATGCACAATTTCAACATTTTGTACAAGAAAATAATGCACTAGAGTATGGATTAGAACATAGCATCAACTGGTTCAATTTGATTGAAAAAACTTGGACCATTCCAACATTCGAAGAAGGCCGCTTAGTCATTTGTAATGATGTGTGTGGACAAGAATCCGCTAAATAATCCAAAGGTCCTTGAGTAGATGCAAAAACGCACTCGCAGTTTATTAGAAGAATTAGACGATTTGTACATCGAACGTGATCGCCGCTTGTTGATCGAAAATCGTGCGGCCACACTCATTGCAAGTGCTATTAGATTGCTAGAACAAATTGACACAGAATTTCCAGCTGACCAAGCCGAAAATCTGCAACGCAAATTGTTAAATGCTATTCGCACCAGAGACTCAGGAAAGTTTGCTAGATCAGTGAGAAGAACAAATGCAGATACATGAAATTGCACGCCGTAAGGTAAGCGAAGGTCCGCTCAAGGGTGTTAACTCCACTCCTGTAAACTTTGGTCGAACCACTGTGGCCATGCCACAACAGACTGTGGCTCCAAGCAAAGTGTCTTTTGCACCAAACATGATGCCCAAAGCTGCTCCGGCTGCCACAACAACACCAGGGACAAATCTTGCTGTGGCGCCGCAAACAACTGCTGTGGCCAATACACCCGGTACTGGTATTGCAACAACACCTGTTGGTGGTGCAATGGCTACAGCACCTAGAACAGGACAACTAGCGCCTGCTGCCAACAGAGTTAGACCAGGTCAATCAGATCCTAATGTAATTGACGTGGATGCCAAAGATATTACCAACAGACAAGCATTGGCAGCGCCTGCGGCAGTTCCGGCTGCACCAGCGCCTGCGGCAGCAGCAGCGCCTGCGGCAGCACCTGCACAATCCTGGACACCAACAAACACCAATGTAAAACCAGGCGGTAGTGCAGAAGCTCAGGCATTTCAAGCACAACAAGCAGCACAGAACCAACCTGCTACTCCGCAACCCCCAGCACCTGCAACCCAATCAACACCAACAACTGCTGCGCCAGGAAAAGCAGGATTCATAAGAAATGCGGCAGAGTACTTTGCTAACAAAACATTGAATAAGGCTGGTATTCCTAACAGCATGCAAGGCCAATATCACCCAGGTGGACACATGGCAGCTAGTTTAGGCCAAGGTACTACTGCTATTGCACAGGCAGAACAAAAAATTGCGTACACTCTTGCCCAAGAATATGTTAATCAAGGCACGTTGAATAGAAACAAAACTCAACTTACCCCAGCTGCAATACAATCTGCCGCTAGTTTGATTAATCAAGCAGGCAACGACCTTCAGTTGAACTTTGACAATATAGTTCAATTAACACAGCAATATGCTCAAGAGATTGCAAACTACAAGAAGGCACAGAAAGAAAAACAAGCACAAGCGCAACTTGACATTGAACAGTTGAAAGATCAACTTAAAGTAGCTGAACAAACAAAAAGATTTAAACAAGTTCAGCAACTGTCCGATGAACTGAAACGCCGGGGGCTGTCAGACGAAGACATTAGCACGTTGCGATCTAATGCAGTAACTGATGTAAAAAATAATTTTAAGAATAATCTTAAGCAAATGGCACCTAATCAGCCACCAGCAGCCCCTCCGATATCAACTGATCAAATGCGTGGAACAAAACCTGGCGCACCGACCACTCAAGACTACGCCAACTTAGAAAAACGCCTACAACAGGCCCTGGCAGCACAAGGACAAACTCAATGAGATTACTAGAAGGCGGCAATGTATTCAAAGATGCTGATGGCAACCCACTCACCGGCCGTATCAATCAAAGCGATGTGCCGGCCACAGTGCAATGGTTGGAAACACTCACAGGCTTGGAATTTCCACGTGAGCGTTGGTTAGGCTCAACTGGACGCAAGCCCACATCAGGTGACATGGACATGGCAGTAGATGCCAGTGAAATATCCAAAGAACAACTCACAGCAAAACTAACACAATGGGCAATAAGTCACGGACAAGATCCCAAGGCCTGGGTAAAGAAAGGCGGAGAAGTACACCTGCGCACACCCATCAACGGCAATCCTCAAAACGGATATGTGCAAACGGACTTTATGTTTTTCCCTAACTTGGATTGGGGACAGTTTTATTATGGTGGTTCGGAAGATTCGGCCTACAAAGGCATGAACCGCAATGTGCTAATGAGCTCAATTGCCAAGCAACTAGGACTCAAAGTAGGTGCCAATGGCATGTTCAGCCGCACTACCAATCAGCTGGTAGATGGCGGTATGGATCCTGACTACGTGGCCAAAACATTATTAGGCACAACAGCCACCCGAGAAAATCTCAAGAATGTGGAAAGCATTTATGCTGCTCTAGCACGTGACCGAGCTCGTGATGCCAAGCTGGCTGACTTCCGTGAATATTTAAGTCGTGAAGGCTTGCAAGAGCCAGGCGCTGTAAACGAAAATACAGAAGTACACTTCCTAGCCAAACTGCGTGATAGAATTGTCAATCAAGGCATGCAACCACTGATTGAAACAGAAGCAGCCAATCCGTATCAAATTTACGAAGCTGAAGAACCAGGTGTGGGCGGCCGAGCCAAAGGCATTGAACACTTGGAAGATCTTGTGTTCCGCAAAGGCTCACGTGGTGTGGATGAAGCATTGGCCATCATCCAGCATGCCGCAGACGCACCGCAAAAAACCACCAGCGTAAAGTGGGACGGCAAACCTGCTGTGATATTTGGCCGCAAGCCCGACACAGGAGAGTTTGTGCTCACTGATGGCTCAGGATTTGAAGCCAAAGGCTACGATGGCCTTGCTACTAGCCCCCGAATGATGGCACAGATTCAAAGCACACGAAAAGGTGAGCGTGCGGAGTTGGTGCAATTGTATGCGGATCTTTGGCCACAGTTAGAAGCGGCTGTGCCTGAAAACTTTCGTGGCTATGTGAAAGGTGACTTGTTGTACTATCCACAACAGCCCTGGGAAGAACAAGCTGGTAATCTTGTGTTTAAACCCAACACAGTGCAGTATCGTATACCTGCCAAGAGCGCACTAGGACAACGAATTCGCAACAGCACCACAGGCATTGCCATGCATACCATGTATGCTGATCAAGGTGAGCCCAAACAGCCACTCAGCAGAGTAAAATTCAATGAAGTTCCGGGATTGTTTTTGATTGAACCAATTTTTGGTAAAGGTACTGCATCTCAAGATCCTGCACAGGCCAAAGGCCAGTCAGCATTGATCAAACAAATCAAACAAATACGCAACAGCAAAGGTGCTGCCATTGATACTTTGTTTAATCCTGCCGAACTGCGAGCCATGCAAATTACAGACTTGGCCAAACTGTGTGTGGATTACATCAATTTTAGAATCAAACAACCCAGTGGCAATTTTGACAATCTACTGGGAGGCTTTGGCGAATGGTTACAGACCAAAGTCACTCCAAAGAAGTTTGGTAACATTGTGGAATATCTAAAGAGTCCTGCATCAAACACAGAAGGCCTGGCTGCTGCATTTACCCTGTTTATTCTGCTACACGATTTGAAGCTGGACATCTTGCGTAACTTGGATTTGAAAGATCCCGGGCACGAAGGCTGGGTAATGGCCACGCCTGCAGGCTATGCTAAAGCAGTAAATCGCTTTGATTTCACTGCTAGAAATGCCGCACAAAACAATCCTCAACAGGCGTGATTTTTGCCAAAAGACTAAATAAAAGCAGGTCCACCGAGACCATTAACTTTAAAGGATTTTTATCATGGCATATTTCGCACCCGTAAATGGCGATTCACAACCAGTATTCGCATTAGACACACAAAACGGTCCAGTTGCTCCTAGCACTTCATTGGCTGGTCAACCTGTACAACCACAAGGTCCAAAACTGGACTTTTTCCGCTTGGTCGCTAACACCAGCGTAAACGGCGAAGGCGGCGTAACAGAATACGTTGCTAACGTGTTGCAAGCAATTCAACAAACTTCAACTGTGGCCATGTACCAAGTTGACGGCGTTGCAATTTCAGTTGCTACATACCCAACAGGCGCTTTTGCTAACGCCAGCACCAATACTTCTGCTGCTGTAATGTTGGCTGCTGCTAACGTTACCTACACTGGTTTCCAGTTAGACAGTTGCACAAGCGTTGGCTTCAAGCTAACAACCTAATCAATCATTTGATTCAATCAACCCCGGAACTAAAAACTCCGGGGTTTTTGTTTGGCGTTAAATACTCACAGAATGAAGATACAAGGCCGAACATTGTTTGATTGCAGTCCCACTGGTATTACTGGTCATTTTAGATCAAGTCAAATGCCCTTTGAAGATCGTGTGGGTCAAGTCATACGCAACATTGATGACTGGAATCGTGCTAGGAACCAACAACGCAACTGGGAAACTCTGCAACAAATGATCAGCTTGCGAGCACAACCTGACATTGTGCAATTGCCTCGATTGCGCGACACGCAATGGGTGTTTGAATTTGAAGTAGAAACTGCCGGTGTATATTCAACCACAGGCGAAGTTGATGACTTGACTGGATTGCTAAATGAGTGTGCTGGCATACCCATGATCGTCAATCTAAACGAAGCCGAGCAGTTAGAACCCAGTTTGACTGTTAATGGACCCAACCAGAACTTGTGGTTCGAAACCATAAATAAATGACCGGGAGTAATAATGGCTGACACAACTGATATCGAAAAGAAAAGTCTAGAGGCACATGTTGAATTGTGTGCTGAACGGTATCGCCTGCTGGAAGTCAAGCTAGAGTCAATGGATGAAAAGATCACTACTCTTTTTGGTGTGATAGCCGAACTGCGTGGCATGTTACAAGCCACCAATACCAAAAACAACGATAGACTACTCAGCTGGGGTGTGGGCATAATTGCTACCCTTGTGGGCGCTCTGGGTTGGGCGGCTGCGCATTTGATCAAATTATGACTCGAGAACAAAAACTAGAACGCTGGGCCGAGCGCGAAGTTCGTCGCAACATACACACAATGATTGTGAATGATGAATCAGGCGGATATGTGGCATTTGGCCGGTATCATTTGCGTCCGGCATTTCAAGCGTTTGAAGTATACACACTAGGCGATAATCTAATAGGCACTTTCAGCAACAAACGCACAGCAATCAGCTGGTGCGTGGCTGACAATCACAATCAGCTTAGACTGGCACAAAGCATTAAGACTTTGGACACCAAAAAACAAACACTGTCAGCAGACATATACTGTAGACAACAAATGGCTGATCGTAGCCGCAATAACGGATTTAGTGAAGTGGTATTGACCAAGTTACAGCCAAAGGTTCAACAACATACCTTGGTGGATCAGGAACTTGAAAAATGTTTAATTTCGGCTAAATATATACAACTTAGGGGATTCCAAAATGAAACTGCAAGAACTAGCGGCAACCAAGCCAACTAAACAAATAGCCCGTGTATTCGAAAGCTATTTTGGCTCACGCATGAAGTTTGACCAAATTACTGGCAAGCAAGCTCAACAGATGTTGACACGTGTGCGTGGCGTACTAGGCGAAACTCGTCGTCAACCTTCGTTCCATCAAAGCGAACGCAATCCAGCATATCTCAAGCTGTTGATGATGGAGCAGGCGTTGACTGCTAGAATCAAAGAAGACATGATGCCGGCTGCTCCTGCTGCTCCGGGCGCACCCGCTGCCCCTGGCACACCTACTGCTGCACAAGCCGCTGGTACAATGACCAAGAACATGCAGAAGTTTAAAGATCCCAAAATTGCAGCCGCATTACAAAAAGCAACCAAAGGTCAAAGTCTTACACCTGATGAGCAAAAGATGGTTGCCGGTGCTGCTCTCATGCAAGCCGAAGGCCGACTGCGCAATGCTTATCGCATGCTAAAAGAATCAGAAGTGCAACAAGCCCAAGTGGTGTTGGCTGCACAAGACATGGTTGACAAGATGCAATCAATGTTGGAAGATGCTAGCGAAATGCAATTCAAAGAACTGCCTGCCTTAGTTGATTCAATCAAGAACCAAGTGGGCATTGACCAAGCAGCTCAATTCAACACAGATGCCACAGCCGCACTCACAGGCCTGGTACAAAATCTCCAAGGTGCTAAACAACAACTGGACCAAGCACTTGGCGTGGTAACCGGTGCAACACCTCCACCAGACGCTGGCATGGCTGCTATGGGCGGCGTGCCCGGCGGCGACATGGCTGCTGCCGATGACATGGCTGCTGCTGGCATGGATGACTTAGACGCTGCCGCTGGTATTGCTGGTGATGAAATTGCACCTCCTCCTGAGGAGCCAGGTCCTGTTTCCTCTGCTGCACTCGGCCGTGCCAAGAGATAATGCGAATTGACGAAGTTGATCAGTCTGGTGCCGACCCTAACAAACTAGTAGGGTTGGTCAACTTCTTGGCAGGACGAGCAGGCGACACAAATGCTCAAAAACAAATCAGTCAAGCTGCGTTTATTTCTGCTGCTCAAAGTTTGGGCATTCCTATTACCAGTCAAAATCTTGGCGACGTCATCAGCCAACCTCCACTAAGTGGTGTGTTGGAACCGTTAGATCCAAATTCCGGAATGGTCACATTCAAAGGTGCTGATATTGGTCCAGAAAAACTGTCAGTACAACAAAGTCAACAAGTGGTAAACAAAATGGCCAAATCGGCCATGAAGCGGCCAATGTAACCAGTCAACTAATTGTTGACACAAGGCGTTAAATATAGTATACTATGCTGTAGGAGGCCCGTATGAAAAAACTCATTGCTCTCGCATTATTAACTTTAGCCGTGTCGGCGCAGGCACAACATCACCGCCATCATCAACGTGGTGGAAACTGGATGGCACCGGTGATTGTTGGCGGAGTGATTGGTTATGCATTAACCCGCAACTATTACGAGCCTGTTTACAATTACGGTTATGTTCCACCACCTCCAGTGGTTGTTCAGCCGCCTGTTAGAGCTAACTGCACACCCTGGACTGAAACCCAGCATGCAGATGGCACTATTACTAGAACTAGGACTTGTCAATGAAACACTGGAAAGCCTATGTCAAATATACCGATAGCATTGGTGTTGTAAAACAGTATGTTGCCACGGTGGCAGCACCGAATCAGTTTGCCGCCATAAACAAGTTTAAAGACAAGTATGGCCAGGACTGCTTGATAGGTTGGATAGAGGAAACAAAATTATATGGCTTACAGTCAATCGGTTATTGATCATTATGAAAATCCCCGGAATGTCGGCTCTTTTGACAAGAGTGATACTGATATTGGTACTGGTATGGTTGGCGCACCTGCTTGCGGCGACGTAATGAAATTGCAAATCAAGGTACAAGATGGCATCATCACAGACGCAAGGTTTAAAACATACGGATGCGGCAGTGCGATTGCCTCATCCTCTCTTGTTACCGAGTGGGTTAAAGGACGAACGCTTGACCAAGCGGCAACTATTAAAAATTCAGAGATTGCTCAAGAACTCGCGTTGCCACCAGTCAAGATTCATTGTTCTATTCTTGCTGAAGATGCTATAAAGGCCGCTGTAGAAGATTATCGTAAAAAGCATGATCTCTCTAACTGATCAGGCGTACACCAAAGTAAAACGACTACTGCAAGCCAAAAACTATGCTGGCATTCGACTTGGAGTTAAAACTACCGGTTGCTCGGGCTTGGCGTATGTGTTAGAATACGTGCAAGAATACACGCCTTCAGATTCTGACATAAACTATGCCCAACAAGACTTTGTGGTACTGGTTGATAAGAAAAATGATGTCTATCTCAAAGGCATCACAGTAGACTATGTGCGGCAAGGCCTCAACGAAGGCTTTGAATTTATCAATCCCAATGAACGCGATCGCTGTGGATGCGGAGAAAGTTTTAGAGTTTAATTTGTACAATCCAAAATTTGATTATCAACCCATACCCAGGGTCACAATAGACGGTAAAAGATTTTATGCCACTCCAGATGGCAACAAACTGCCCAGCGTAACCACTATCCTAGAACGAACCAAAAGTGAAGAAAGCAAGGCTGCCTTGCACAACTGGCGGCGTGCAGTGGGCGCAGAACGGGCACAACAGATAACCACTGAAGCTGCCAATCGCGGCACAAGAATGCATACCTATCTTGAAAAGTACATTCGAGAAGGGGCCATACCAGCCCGTGGATCAAACCCATTCAGTTGGCCTAGTCATATCATGGCAGAAGAAGTGATCAACAAAGGCTTGGTTAATGTCAATGAATTTTGGGGCATTGAAGTACCCTTGTACTTTCCAGGTGTGTATGCAGGCACAACAGACGGTGCAGGTATTCACTTAAATGAAGAATCTATCTTGGATTACAAGCAAACTAACAAGCCCAAAAAACGCGAATGGATTGACGATTATTTTGTTCAGCTGTGTGCATACGCAGAAGCACATAACGAAATACATGGCACACGTATCCGAAAAGGCGTAGTTTTGATGTGTGTAAAACCCGACTTGGACGAGAATCACAACATCATAGGTCAGCCCAAATATCAGGAATTTGTGCTAGAAGGCGCAGAATTTGAAAAGTACCGTACCATATGGTGGAAAAAGGTTGAACAGTACTACGTGCTAAATATGTGATACCTCAAGGAATCACACTGTGGCAATTGTACAAATCTCAAGAATAACCAACCGCAAAGGTCTCGAAGAAGATCTTCCGCAACCCCTAGCTCCTGCTGAACTTGGCTGGGCAGTAGACACACGCCAATTGTATATCGGTCCAGGCACACTGGCTGAAGGGTCGCCTGACGAGCATAACAACATAGAAATTCTTACAGAATATTCAGACATTCTTGCTACGCAAACTGCCTACACTTACACAGGACAAACTGCCACAGGGTACTCTGTGCAAACTGGAACCACAGTTGGATCGCCAGTCAGTCAAAGTTTGCAAAGCAGACTAGATAGCTATTGTGTGGTTACTGATTTTGGTGCCACCGGAGATGGTGTTACAGACGATACCGCGGCTATCAACCGTGCTCTCTATCAATTATATTGCGTTCAAGCAAATCCACAAATTCGAAGAAGTTTGTTTTTCCCTGCTGGCAATTACATAATTACCGATACCATCCTGGTACCTCCATATGCTATGTTGTACGGCGAAGGCCCACAAAGTAGCATTTTGAATTTCTTTGTGACTGCATGGACCAACACTGTGGCCTATGCTGCTGGCGTGTTGGTAAAGAGTGGTGGTCTTTATTATAGATCAAATTTTGCAGTACCAGTCGGAGTTGGCCTGGTTGATCAAATTGATGGACAATATTATTGGGGCAACATATCTACTGGTGTAGCCAATGGACTGCCAGAGTACATAATGCAAACAGCCAGTAGCACACAACAAACAGGCGTTAACATTGTGAGCCCATATGAGCCACAGAACATTCTGATTACCAACATGAACATGGTTACCAATCAGATCATGGATGGGGTGTTGATTGAACGTGCTCATGATTGTGCATTTACCAATGTTGGATTCCAAGGTCCACTGACCACTACCACATTGACTGTGTCAACTGATGACATTGCGGCTGTTCGATGGTCCAGCACAACTACATTGGTTTGTAGTCATGTGACTTTTGAAAATTGCGTATTCAATGGCTTTACATATGGCACTAATACTGCCCAACAAATTGAAGGCATTACATTTAGCAATTGCGATTTTGATACTCTGTATCAAGGTGTGTATCTAGGTGGTGCAACTCCAGTAAATGGCGGACCCACTGGTGTACGATTGATTACCAACGTGTTTGATAACATCTATGTCGAAGGTATTGTAATAGAGGGCGTAAGTCTTAACACCACAACCAATAATGTATTTTATGATGTAGGCAATCACTTCAATGGTGCCGCTTTGGCTGCCAGCGCAATTATTGATATTGACACAGCCAATAACGTGTGCCTGGGTGACATGTTTGAACGAACCACAGCACAATCAGCCACTTATGCTAGAATCAAACTAAACAACACTGCCAGTATTGCCATGGAGAATGGCTATCGCTTGTTGCAAGGTTCATATGTCCGCGAATCAGGTATTACATTTACCCTGGCAGACAACATAAGTTCGGCCACACAAATATTCTCATTTGATGCTACCGCAGTCGCCGCTGTACAAATCGACTACACTATTACTCGTGGTACCTCTGTCAGAACTGGTGTTTATACTATTGTGAGAGGCACAGATGCATCGGGCACCAATCTCCAAGGCAGTGATTCTGGGGTACAAAATTCTGCTCCTGGAGTGACATTCTCTGTTACGGAAAGCACCAGCATTGTGGCTTGGAAATACGTCACAACCAGCACCGGCACCGACGGTGTCTTAAACTACTCAGTCACACGTTTAGCCTAATGTGGGCCCGCACCTTTGATGCCAGATTGGCCAGTTGGAATCAACTGCGTGTATCAGTTGCTACCATGCCAGTTGACCAATGCCTACATGCTGTAAATGCCTGGTGGTTTGACACACCATGGCGTGCGTATCATTTGCACTGGGACGATCAACCCAGTTGGCCCGATCCTTGGCAATTATTAGATGACAATTTGTTCTGTGGACTTGCAAGAGGACTAGGAATGTTGTATACTATAAGTCTATTGGATCGATCAGACATACAAGATGCTGAATTAATAGACACAGGTAGCGACAATTTAGTCCTAGTGGAACAAAAGAAATATATACTGAATTGGGACAGAGATCAATTGTTAAATATCAATCTAACACCGTTTAATCCACGGCACCGTCTCAGTCAAGAACAAATAAAAACACAGATAAAGTAGCGAAAAAATGAAAAATATAATAGTTGTCAAGCGCAGTGGACAGCGCGAGCCATTAGCATTGGAAAAATGGCAAACACAAATTGCCAAGGTATGCTCAGGTATAGCAGATGTAAGTCAAAGCATGATAGAGATACGCACACAGTTGCACTTCTATGATGGTATTACTACTAAAGAAATTGATGGCATCACACTAAGAGCCATTGTGGATCTTATTGATGTGGAGCAAAATCCCGACGTTGGGCATACTAACTATCAACATGTGGCAGGCAAACAACGATTATCAATGCTACGCAAAGATGTGTACGGTTCATACGATCCTCCCCACCTGTATGACATTGTGAAAACAAATGTGGCCACTGGCCTGTACACTCCAGAATTACTGGAATGGTACTCAGAGGACGATTGGAACCGCATGCAAGGCATGATTGACCATGCCAAAGACGAACAGTATAGCTACGCTGCCATTGAGCAGTTGATTGAAAAATATCTGGTTAAAAATCGTTCAACAGGAAAAACATATGAAACTCCACAAGTTAGATACATGGTGGCTGCTGCTACAGTCTTCCATAAAGAAGAACCTAACACAGCCAGGATGCGATATATTAAAGAGTATTATAACGCAGCCAGTGATGGCCTGTTTACTCTTGCTACTCCTGTGCTTGCTGGTCTTGGGACTCCTACTAAACAGTTTAGTAGTTGCGTACTTATCCGCAGTGACGATGATTTGGATTCTATATTTGCTTCAGGTGAAATGATGGCCAAGTATGCCAGTAAACGTGCTGGCATCGGCCTAGAGATAGGACGTCTACGCCCATTGGGCTCACCCATCAGAGGTGGTGAGATCATGCACACAGGTATGATACCATTCTTGAAAAAGTGGTTTGGTGATTTACGTTCATGTTCACAAGGAGGTATTCGAAATGCAAGTGCCACTGTTTTTTATCCCATCTGGCATCATCAATTCGATGATCTTATTGTGCTCAAGAACAATCAAGGAACCGAAGAAACCCGTGTCCGACACATGGACTATGGGGTGGTGCTTTCTGCTTTTTTCTGGCGTAGATTTAAACACAAACAAAATATCACGTTCTTTGACCCTAACCAAGTACCGGATCTTTACGAGGCATTCTATCGGGACACTAAACTATTTGAAGATCTTTATGTCAAATATGAAGCTAGATCTGACCTCCGGAAGAAAACTATGTCTGCTGAAGAAGTATTCAAATCAGGCATACTCAAGGAGCGAACAGACACTGGTCGTATCTATCTAGTGTTCATTGACAATGTGATGAATCAAGGGCCATTTGATCCTGAGTACCACACCATTTACCAGAGTAATCTTTGCTGTGAAATTCTTCTTCCTACTAAACCCTTTAAACGTCTGGATGACAGCGATGGTCGTATTGCACTATGCACCTTGGGCTCAATCAATTGGGGTGCGTTCCGCAATCCAGAAGACATGCGCC